AGAGCGTATCGTGTAGCTCTACGTGACTACCCACAACAACCAGACTTTCCTAACGGCACTCGACCTACTTCACCATAGGGGGCAACATGGTCAACAAAGAAAAGCTAAAAGATACTATGGGTCGTCCTCTCACTCAGTCTCTATTCTTAGAGATTGGGTATGAAACGGACAAAGCAGTATTCACCCTGAAAGATCAAGACCATGTTTATGAGGGGGTTACTTACCCCTCTCTTAAGAGACTCTTCTTAGAAATGGAAGACATAGTTGAATATGACTTTGCATCTGAGTACCTTCTCAACTGGCAACACTGGCAGCGCCTTAATAAGAATAAGGTGCTTGCTAAACATTTTGCAGAGTGGAGAGAGGAACTAGAACTTCGTATTCGTTCACAATCAGTCAGAGGCATACTTGATATGAGCACAGATAGTTTCCAAGCTCTCAAGTGGATTTCTGACAAGGGTTGGGATAAGAAGTCAGCAGGGCGACCAAGCAAGAAAGAGAAGCTACAGGAAGAACGTATGCAGCAACGCTTGGAAGAAGAGTTTAACGATGATGTAGTACGATTGCTTAAGGCTTAGTATGATTGAGAAAGAAGATGATTGGCTAGTAGATGCCAAGATACGAATAGAGAGAATGCCCGAGAAAGCTAAACAGGTAAGAGAGAGGTGCTTTGATGATCTGCACTTCTTTGCTCAGCTAGTTAATCCGGGCTATATGTACGGGAGCGTTCACAGAGAAATCTTCCAGTGGATGCAAGAGTACTCCTTATTCGGTCAAGGAACCTCTTGGACCTCTAACAAGCTAATCATGCTTCCTCGTGCTCACCTTAAGTCTCACATGGTAGCCACTTGGTGCTCTTGGATTATTCTGAGGCATCCAGAGGTTACTATGCTTTATCTGTCAGCAACAGCAGAGTTGGCAGAGACACAGCTATACGCTATCAAGAACGTGTTGGGTTCTAAGATATTCCAGAGATTCTTCCCTGAATATCTGCACCCCCAAGACGGTAAGCGAGAGAAGTGGTCAGAACGTAAGATCATTATAGACCACGAGAAGCGTTCTCAAGAAGGTACAAGGGATGCTACAATATCTACAGCAGGTCTAACCACAAACACTACTGGTTGGCACGCTGACATTATCCTAGCAGATGACTTGGTAGTACCAGAGAACGCATATACAGAAGAAGGTCGTAAGAGTGTAACAAAGAAGAGTTCACAGTTTACTTCTATTCGTAACGCAGGGGGCTTTACAATGGCCTGTGGTACGAGGTATCATCCAACTGATGTTTACTACACTTGGAAGAAGCAGTACTATGACGACTACAATGACGAAGGGCTTCTAGTAGATAAGAAGCCAGTATGGTCAATCAAGGAATACGTCGTGGAGGAAGATGGCGTATTTACTTGGCCGAGGACTGTCAGGGATGACGGTAAGGCATATGGGTTCGATCAGAAGACACTTGCTCGAATCTATGCTGAGTATGAAGACAAGGTACAGTATCATGCTCAGTACTACAATGACCCTAACGAGTCTTCTAGTGAGCGTATATCAAGAGAGAAGTTCCAGTACTACAACCCTAAGTTCCTAAAGAAAGAAGGCTCTAGGTGGACTTACAATGGCCGTAGGCTTAACATATATGCAGCAGTTGACTTTGCATTTAGTTTAAACAAAGATGCAGACTGGACAGCTATCACTGTTGTAGGTGTTGACTTTGAAGGTAACTACTATGTACTTGACATAGACCGCTTTAAGTCAGACAGGGTTAAGGAGTACTATGACCACATTGCTAGACTACATTCTACTTGGCGCTTCTCTAAGCTACGAGCAGAGGTCACAGTAGCTCAGATAGTCATTGTAAACGGCATAAAGGACTACATTAAGAAGAATGGCCTTAGCCTACCAGTAGAAGAGTACAGACCCTCTAGCAAGGAGGGTAGCAAGGAAGACCGCATGAAGGCTGTCCTTGAGCCTCTGTACGATAACCTACAGATGTGGCACAGAGAAGGTGGTTGGACTATGGACCTAGAAGAAGAGCTAGTGCAAGCTAGGCCATCTCACGATGACATAAAGGACTCTCTAGCATCTGCTATAAGCATTGCTGTGAAACCTAAACAGAGTATCAAATCAAAAATGGAAGACTTCATTAACAAACCTAATAAAACTTCACGCTTTGGAGGCGTTGCATTTAGATGAGTTCAGATAAAGTAGCCGAGATAAAAGGTCTCGTAGACCAAGACCCTAGCTCAGCTTGGGTGACAGCGCTGTGGGAGAAGTACAATCACCAGCGAGACAAGCGTATTAACGAGTGGACAGAGCTTCGTAACTACGTATTTGCAACAGATACAAGCACAACCTCTAACAGCTCATTGCCTTGGAAAAACTCTACAACTATTCCTAAGCTGTGCCAAATACGGGACAACCTCTATGCTAACTACAAGTCAGCTCTGTTCCCTAACAGCAACTGGCTAAAGTGGGTGGCTAACAGCCAAGAGGCAGCAGCTAAGTCTAAGCGTGATGTAATTGAAACCTACATGTCTAACAAGGTAGGTAACGCAAGAGTCAAGGAAGCCTTTGAGCGCATTCTATTGGACTACATAGACTATGGTATGGCTTTTGCTACTGTGGGCTTTGAGAGCCGTTATAAGGAGCTCTCAACGGGTGATAAGATACCTAACTACGTAGGGCCAATGCCTGAACGTATCTCACCTATGGATATTGTGTTTAATCCACTGGCTGCTTCGTTCACACAGTCCCATAAGATTGTACGGTCTATCAAGACTATTGGCGAACTAAAGAAGCTTGCTGAGACAGACCCTGATCAACGGTTCTGGACAGAGGCAATTGAGAAGCGATTGGAGATAAAGCGTAACTTAGGAGGTTACAGCAAAGAAGACTTTGACAAAGCTATTGGTTTCGAGGCAGATGGTTTTGGTAGCATGTACGAGTACTTCACTGGTGACTATGTAGAAATCCTAGAGTTCTTTGGTGACTTCCATGACTCAGCTACAGGTGAGCTACAGACCAACCGAATGATCACTATCGTAGATCGTTCTGTAGAAGTACGTAACGAAGTAATGCCTACCCTGCTTAGCGAAGCCCCTATCTATGCTGTAGGTTGGAGAGACCGTCCAGACAACTTGTGGTCTATGGGACCACTAGACAACCTAGTAGGTATGCAGTATCGACTAGACCACCTAGAGAACCTTAAAGCTGACGCTATGGACCTATGTGTTCACCCACCACTAAAACGTATTGGTGAGGTAGAAGAGTTTGTATGGGGTCCGGGTGCAGAGATCGTCATAGACGAAGGTGGTGACGTACAGGAGCTTGGTAAGAACCTAAATGGTATCATGGCAGCAGCTAGTGAAATGGCTGGCCTAGAAGACCGTATGGAGCTGTACGCAGGTGCTCCACGAGAAGCAGCAGGTATTAGAACTCCGGGTGAGAAGACGCTAGGGGAAGTAATGCAGTTGGCTACAGCAGCAGGTCGTACATTCCAAGAGAAGGTTACTAAGTTTGAAGAGCGACTACTAGAACCTGTCATTAACGCTATGCTAGAGTCTGCTAGACGTAACTTACAAGGCATTGATGTAGTAAGTCTAGTTAACGAGGAATATGGCGTACAGGAGTTCCTAGAGATTACTGCTCAAGACCTAGTGTCAAATGGTATCATCAAGCCTGTAGGTGCTCGTCACTTTAGCAAGCAAGCACAAGATTTACAGAACTTGATGACTGTGTTTAACTCTCCGCTAGGTCAGCTTGTAGGGCCACACACATCTGCTAAGAACCTTACTAAGTTTGTAAGTGACATATCAGGTCTAGAAGGTTATGAAATCTTCTCACCTAATGCAGCAGTGTTTGAGCAGCAAGAGCTACAAAGCACAATGAATAACGTACAGGAAGAGGCAGCAGCAGTTGACTCTACAGAGACTGTAGTATGAAGAAGACTTGGACAGACGGACAGGATGCACACAAAGCACAACGGATAGAGGATGCCTTCAAAGCATCTTCTGTGCTAAGGCAACGACTAAAGGAAATCTGTCAAAAAGAGATGGAGGGGTCTTACGACCTTTCCAAATCTCAGTACGATTGTCCTAACTGGCAAATGCTTCAAGCAGACTCAGTTGGCTACCGTAGAGCACTAGATAAAATACTTAGACTTATTTCCTAAAATTAGTGGTAAAAACGCGATTTTTCTGGTATATAGGAGTATAAGAAGCTTATACAATTACTTATATCCTTACTATTATAAGTCTACTATTATCTTCATATATTTTTATTTACTATAACTTTATTATAAAAGAGATACCTACCAGTATGTCAGCATTTGAAAGTAACTCTCAGGCAACCCCTGAACAGAATCCAGCATCTAATAATGCGTTCGTTGACCAACTTACTAGCATTAAAAATGAATCTGGAGAGCAGAAATACGACTCAGTTGAAAAAGCTTTAGAAGCATTACAGCATTCACAAAACTATATCCCTGAACTTAAAACTTCTTTATCAGAAAAAGAGCAGGAAATAGCAGCGTTGAAAGAAGAGCTTGGTAAGCGAGCAGCAGTTGAAGAAGTCGTAGAAAAGCTCACTGCAAATCAGCCCGATCAGAGTACCCCTCAAGTATCAGGACTTGGCGAGCAGGAAGTTTTAAACCTTGTCCAAAACTTCTCTCAGCAGCAAGAGACTCAAAAGTCTAAGGCTCAAAATGAGCAGATGGTTAGTGACAGCCTATTTGCATCTTTCGGAGATTCTACTCCAAAGGTCGTAGCAGATAAAGCAGCAGAGTTGGGAATGACTGTAGAAGGGCTTCAAGCTCTATCTCAGAGTTCTCCACAAGCAGCACTAAAACTATTTGAAGTCAAGTCTTCTGGTAGCGTCAAGGTATCTACCTCAAGCGTCAACCAAGGACTTAACCAAAATCAAGAAGATACTGGTTTGCCTATGCCTGAGAAATCTCTCATGCTAGGTGCAAGCCATAAAGATCAAGTAGACCACCTACAAAAGATAAAGGCTCGTGTCTACAAAAAATTTGACGTACAAGTTTGAGGAAAACTTAAATGCAATTAACTACTAATACTACTGCATTCATCGAACAGGAAATCTACAGCGATTACATTCTAAGTAATCTGCATGACGGTTTGTTGGGTGAGCAATTCTACCGCAATGTCGGTGACTTCGGTTCAGGCGATACTCTTAACATTCCTGTAATCGGTTCTGTAACTATCCAAGATGGCGCTGAGAACGAAGCTTTTGTATACAGCCCTATTGACACTGGTCGTGTTACTCTACAAATCAACAAGTACAAAGGTGATGCTTGGTTCGTTTCTGACGAAATGCGTGAAGATGGTACTAACATCGACGCTCTTATGTCAGCTCGTTCAGTAGAATCTACTCGTGCTATCCAAGAAGATTTCGAAACAGATTTCTTGTCTGTTTGTAACGCAGCACAGACTGACGCTAACGCTAACCTTATCAATGGTTTTGCACACCGTCTAGCTTCTGCTGAGACTAACAACGTATTCTCTACAGACCACCTTGTTAACATGCGTCTAGCTTTCGATAAAGCTAACGTACCAGCTCAAGGTCGTGTATTCATTGCAGACCCTGTTGTTGAAGCTACTCTTAACAAGCTAGTTAACATTACTACTGACGTAACTTCTTTTGCAGAAGGTATCTTACGTTCAGGCATGTCTTCTGGTATGCGCTTTGTTGGTCAACTATACGGCTTTGACGTTATTCTTTCTAACCGTCTAGCTACTGGTAACTTCTGTGACGGTACTACTTCTGTAACTGGCGCTGTTGCTAACATTGCAATGTGTGTTGCAGATGACCAATGTAAGCCTATCATGGCTGCATGGCGACGACAGCCACGTGTTGAAGGTGAGCGTAACAAAGACCTTGGCCGTGACGAATACGTTGTTTCAGCTCGTTGGGGTATTGGTGCTCAGCGTGTAGATACTCTTGGTATCATCATCACATCTGCTACTAATTCTTAAGGAGTAATACAATGGGTTTTGAAAACAGCGCTTTCCCTTTATCAGAGGGTACAGCATATAACCACTACGGTCAACGTACTTCTGGTGGTTTCAAAGGTGGTGAAGCACCTTCTGCTGGTGCAGAGAGAGAAATTAGTGTTAACTTTGACGGTGAATCACTTCCTACTCTTTCTCAAGTACCTGCTGGTGCTATCGTAACAGAGCTTGTAGACTTCTCTACTGGTTCTATCTCAGCAGCTACTGTTGGTGCTCAAGATATTTCAGCAGCAGACGGTGCAGCAGCTAACTATGTTACAGTTACTACTACAGCAGACCTTACAATCACTGGCCCAACAGCGGGTACAGTAGTTGTTAAGTATCTCTACGTAGTTTAATCGTACCTTAAAGGGGGAGTCTTTGTACTCCCCTTTTTTATTTGGCTGGAGAAAACATGGCAGATATACAACACAGAAACATTCCAGAATCCCAGCTACACGAAGTTAAGGGCGCTTCAACTTCTACTGCTGGACAAGTACTAACTTCTAGTGGCGGGGCTTCTTATTGGTCAACACCTGTACCTATCGCAGGTACTGTCTCTCAAGGCATCTATGATTACAACGACCTAGCTACTGCAACTACAGCAATTCCCTTAACGTCAGCTAACACTCAATATGAAATGACTAATGACGGTGCAGGTGTTTTTACTAACAAGACTTATGCACTTGCGGGTGTTGATGACCTTTGGGATACAACTACTAATCGATTTGACTTTACTGGACTCTCACTAGGAGATACAGTAGACATACGTGTAGACTTTGACGTAACTATCAGTACAACTAACACAGTAATAGACTTTGCATTAGAGCTAGGTTTAGGTTCTTCTCCTTACCAGTTAGCAGTAATGACACCTACCTTATTTAAGACTGTACAATCTTATCAAATGGTGCAGTTTCAAGGTATTTACATGGGAGACAACAACACCTTACTAAACCCTGCAAGATTACTAGGTAGAGCAGATAAAACTGGTGTGACGGTTAAGGTCAATGGCTGGTATATCAGACCATTCCACACTAACTAGGAGAAACCATGAAGCGTAACCTACTAGACATGGTACAAGAAATCCTGTCAGATATGGACAGTGATGAAGTCAACTCTATTGACGATACCATAGAGTCTGAGC